ACAGGCATGCGAAAAGCTGAAGGCGGCAGACGAGTTGGCAGCATTAAAGGGTGTTTTTCTTTCGGAAACGGGGAAGTAAACAAATTTAACCCAATTTTATACTGGTCTGATGCAGACAAGGCGGTCTATAAGGAATGGCGTAATATTCGTTACTCAGATTGCTACGAAATTTATGGACTGAAGCGTACTGGCTGTGTTGGATGCCCATTCAACAGCAGAGCGGAGCAGGAACTCAAAAAGGCAGAGCCGTATGAGCCATTGCTTGTAAAGGCGGCTCGAAATATTTTTGCAAAATCCTACGAATACAAACGGCAATATATAGAATTCAAAAATGGGAAGAAGGGTTGATATGTGCGAGGACAGATTGGTTTTTAGAGCATGGAACGGCGGTAAAATGGTTTATTTTGGCGAGGGAAGCATAACGTGTGCAACCAAAGACGAGGACACTATGCACTACGGTATGTTTTTCCCACTGCTGTCTGAAAAATTCAGCATGACAAATTTTGATGTCATGCAGTGTACTGGTCAATCGGATTACAACAGCAGGATTTCATACGAGGGGGATATTGCCGCATTAAGATACACTGATGGTGTAGAGACCGTTGTGCAAATTTGTTGGAATGTAAGGGATTGCGGGTTTTATTTAAAAGCACTCTATGGGATAAATTCTAGCGGAGAGCGTGAGAAAATGCTTGTTGATATTCCAAATATGGGCAACTTTGGCGAATATGTAATCATCGGCAACATATATGAAAATCCAGAACTATTGGAAGAAAGGGTGGAATAAATGCCTAAAAAGCGAAATTGCAGAAGAAGCGAAATTGAGCGAGAAATCCACGAAAAAGCGGTATCGCTCCGCAAGTTAACCGACCATCAGCTTATAGAGCGATTGGAACAGCGGTTCTCAGCAGGCTTTGAAGCCGGAAAGCGTGAAGCTATGCCCCCAGAAGAAAAACCCCGGCATTTAACCGAGCAGCTTCTTTTGGCACTAGCGGAGGACGTTAAAGGTGTCGGTCCGGCTCTGCTTTCTAAAATGAAGCCCGTTATTCAGAAAGTTGTAGGCGAGGAAGTGGCCAATGAGTAATGATTCTGTGCAAAAGGTTTGTGGTAATTGCAAATTTGACAAACATGACAGCCAAGATTTCTACTGCGCCAACGAAGGTAGCGAACATTTCACTGATTACATCAAATATGGTGATTCGTGTGAGCATTGGGAGGGTAAAGACCCATGAACAAAACAGACATAGAGTGGTGTGACCGCACATGGAATCCAGTTACGGGTTGTTTGCATGGTTGCGAATACTGTTATGCGAGAGGTATTGCACGGCGGTTTGACGGAAAAACACAGCCGTCCATTGATTACTGCGATACCTTCGGTGATGAGCCGCTTTACGAACTTTATGAAAAAGTATACCGCACTACAAAAAAGGGAAAAACGGCTGTTGACATCTTCCCGTGGGGATTTTCGCCTACATTTCATGGCTACCGCTTAGATGCGCCACAAAAAATAAAAAACCCTCAGAATGTTTTTGTCGGAAGCGATGCGGATGTATTTGGGGAATGGGTTTCGGAAGAATGGCTGAAACAAGTATTCGCCGCTTGCGAAGCTGCACCTTGGCATAGGTATTTGTTCTTAACCAAGAACCCCATTAAATTGCCGTTGTCCTCGTACCTTTTTAATGGCATTTTTGATAAACACAAGCCAAATTACTGGTTTGGGATGTCAGTCACCAATCAAAAATCCCTGCAAAATGCTTTAGATTTTAAGCATTTTATAAACATAAACGGCAGCACATTCTTGAGCATAGAGCCATTGCACGAGCCGATTGACCTTACCCGGATTGACTTGGGCGATGTAATTTGCAACTTGGCAAAAGGAGTCTCATCCTCACTTTTCCACGGCCAAAGAATGCCGAAGCCTAAGTGGGTAATTATCGGTGCAGAAACCGGGAGTAAAAATTGTATTGTGCCGAAGCGTGAATGGATTGAGCGCATCGTGAATGATTGTAAAACTTCCGAAATAGCTGTTTTTATGAAAGATAGTCTTACGGATATATGGGGAGAGCCACTTCTGCGAGAGTTCCCATGGGAGGTATAGATATGGCTGAGATAAAACGAAATTGCAACACATGTATGCATGGACTTTTTGCCAAGTGTGATGCACTAAAAGGTAACGAGGACTACCAAAAAATAAAAGATACCTTTGCCGATGGGTGGGTTAAAAAGCGCGAATTTAAGGAGTCATTTATTTGTGACCTGTACGAATGTCTCTACATTGAGTACCCGCTAACAATAGCCGGAATTGAATACGACACAAAGCTAGGTGGATATAAAAATAAAGATGTCGGCAAGTTCGCACAGATACGCCCATGCGGTGAAGAATACGAGGGCAAAACATTTTTAGGTTTATTTTTGGGTGATTTGCCAATTGACATTCATATTTCACACAGCAAGAAAACGGACATATTAAACGCCGGATTTGAAACAAACCCTGCAATATTCGTATTCGATATAGGAAAAATAATCTACGGTGTTGAAAGTTGGTGGAGCATCATAGAAAACGAAAGCGATTTAAAAGGGATTTCCGACATTGACATTGAAAATGTGTGGTATGTAAAAGCATTAAAATCTTTAGCAGGGGACGTGTAAACACCCTACGGTACACAATTAAGGAGATGGAGGCAGAAATTCCATGACGGCAAGAATAATTTGTGATTGCGGGATGAATGTTCAACTTGTGCTTACTCCCCTGCAAGCTGCGCTGGTGGTCGTGGGCATTATCGCCGCCGCTGTGTTTGCCGGGTGTTGCATTTATGAAGTTTTCAATAAAAAGAAAAATAGAGAGGGTAATAAAGATGGCAAAAATAGTGTTTTGCATTGAAGCCAAGGGGTTTGCTGAGGATGAAAATGGAAACCCCGATTTTGGAAGCATTAAAGTGACAATTGGCGAATTTAAACCCGGCATGGAAATACCTTATGCCGAATTGATAAAAGATAAAGACCCTATTGCGCTTCTACATGGCATTTTGCCATCGAAGGTTTGGGATAAACTTACCGAGGTTAGGTTTATCACACCGCAAGAGCATGAGCGCGAGTACGGCGAAGATGAGGAGACATGAATATGTTGCTTGAATGCAATGAAGAGTGTGTCCATCTCGACAAAGTAAAGAGCATTTGCAAAGAATGGTTTCGCCACAAACTCGAATTTACGGTCAAAAAGCTGCCCGATGGCACAAATCAAAAGACATTCATACAGTGCGAAGAATGCCGCGCAATTGATGATGATGAATTGTTTGCAGAAATTATGCGGAGGGAGAGTTTGGTATGCAAAATATGACTGCAAAGGACGTAATAGATGTACTTCAAATTATTAAACGTAAAGAACTAAAAAGCAGCATCAAAATTAACAAACTTTGCACGAATCCTTCTGAAAGTATAGGGGCAAAAGCAATTGACGAAGCCATCAGATGCATTGAGGCTCTGGGAGTAGAAACCAAGCGTACTAAGGCATTAGAAGCAGCAATAAAACACGAATCACTTAACACTGCATCTGACTATTTCGCCGCTTGCGGCTCATGTGTTAATAACGGACCATGTTATGAAAATTTTGCGGCTTGCTTACATGCTACGCTGAAAGACTGTGAGAGGTTTTCGAGGTGGGAATTCGATTATGCGCGATTTGCTGACGGAGGTGGGAAATGTGACAAGGCGTGAAACAACCAGATTTTTATCGGAACTCTTGAGAAATAAGCTGCAAGGTAAGTATTTTGCATCAGAGGTAACATTCAATTGGGGACGGCAAGGCGAATTTCGTTTAGATTTTATGGCATTTGCTCCAAGAAACCAAACCGTTGCAGGAATTGAGGCAGGAACGGTTACGGCATATGAAATAAAGTCTTGCATAGAGGATTACCGAAGCCCCAACGGACACAATTTACACTTCGATAAAAATTACTATGTAATGCCTATGGCTGCGCGAAATGTAATGATTCGTGAAAAGCCTTACCAGATAGGTATTTATGTGCCGCACAGAATTGATGTTAGCTTGATGGACGAGTGGGAAAATCCTACTGATTTTTCAGAGTTGGAATATGGCAGTATGCGTTTTAGCGAATGGACACTCTCTTGCAAGGACAAAGCGTACCTTAAAGACCGAGATATTCCAATTGCAACTTGTTTATTTAACATGATGAGAAGCGGCTAATAAATGGAGGGATTAAAGATATGAAACCGATTGATAGACCGGGTATTAGACGTTGGTTAGCTGAAAGGGTAGAGTCGTTGCTTGTTTGGCTTCGGAAGCCGGAGTTTCCCGAAGCAGTATTTGTTATGTATGTGCCGGTTAGCGAAATAAGAAAAGCTGTGAAGAAACATGAAAACGAAAACAGAACAAATGAAAACAACAAGGCAAAATAAAAAGCCCCTCCCTCCGAAAACAGAAGTAAGCGGCTCGTTATATAACGCCTCAACACCGTTATTATAGCGAATCGGTTGCCAAAAAGCAAATTTCTGGAGGGGAAGCGTATGTCAAAAAAAGTTCACAAAATAGATGATGCAATGATGGACATGATTGTCGGTGAGGTCATGGAAAGGCTTCGCAAAGAAGAATCAGTAGCAAACAAAGCGCGGCACGGTAAAATAAAGGCTAATACTAAGCGTTTATTAAGGAACTACCGCGCATTAAAAGACCACTGCGAGAGGTCTGTTTATAATGCAGATACTATTGATGAAGGTGACGGTTACACCTTTGCAGATATCATTGACCTTATAAACGGCGGCGGCGGTTCGAGTTTCAAAATTGAAAGCATACGCCAAAGCACGGTGAGAACACGGATTATCATTGACCATATCGACACCATGATAAATTTGTACAAGGTGTATTGCGACACTTCCCCAAAGGAAGAAGATACTCGGCGGTATAGGGTTATATATTGGCTGTACATTTCGGAAGAGCCTCGCACCCATGCCGAAATTGCAGAGGATGAATATGTTGCAAAAAGCACAATTTACAATGATGCCGAAGTAGCCATTGAACGGCTGACCGCGCTAATATTCGGCATTGATGGGCTTAACCGTACCGCAAACTGACCATCGGAAAAAGACAGGAATGACATTGTAAAGTAAATGTGGTAAACTTGTAGCGTGAAAAATTAGCGATTTAACCGCTGTACTCGCGCCGACAAGGAAGCGAGTATTTTTATTTCAAATTATCCCCCCGGAAACGGCGCAGACCCTACCACTGCGCCGCTTTTTATTTTTAAGGAGCAGCTTATGAATGGTAGGGAAAAAAGCACCGAGCGCATGGAGAGAGTTACCGTCAGCAAACTAATCCCTTATGCAAGAAATGCCCGGACACACAGCGATGAGCAGATTCTGCAATTGCGCTCAAGTCTACGGGAGTTTGGCTTCATTAACCCCGTCCTCGTTGACCATGACTACAATATTATTGCAGGGCATGGGCGAGTAATGGCCGCGAAAGCCGAAGGTATGGCAGAAGTTCCTTGTGTCTTTGTCGAGCATTTAACCGAAACCCAAAAGAAAGCCTACATTTTAGCTGACAACAAACTGGCGTTAAATGCCGGTTGGGATGAGACAATGTTGGCATTGGAAATTGAGGAATTACAATCCCTTGATTTTAATGTTGACCTTACAGGCTTTAACATGGAAGAAATCGAAAAATTATTCGCTGACAGCGGTGGCGGTGGAGATTCTGCTGAAGCCCAAGAAGATGACTTCGATACTGAAAGCGCAGCCGCTGAAATCGAAAACCCTGTGTCGCAACGTGGAGATGTTTGGTTACTTGGCAATCATCAGCTTATGTGCGGTGACAGCACTTCTGCCGCTGATGTAAAAACACTCATGGACGGCAAAAAAGCCAGATGCGTATTTACAGACCCTCCGTGGAACGTGGATTATGGCTCTGATGCCAAACACCCAAGTTGGAAGTCACGGCAAATAATGAACGACAAGATGAGTACCGAGAATTTCGGTGCTTTTTTATTTAGTGCGTTCGAGTGCATGGCAGGGGTATCAGAACCCGGTTGTATGACCTATGTTGTAATGTCTGCCCAAGAATGGGGCAACATTATGAACGCCATGCGTGAGGCAGGGTATCACTGGTCAAGCACGATAATATGGGCAAAAGACTCTCTGGTGCTTTCAAGGAAAGATTATCACACTCAATATGAGCCGTTATGGTACGGTTGGCTTGATAGCGGGAAGCGGCTATATCCGCTAAAAGACCGCAAGCAGTCCGACCTCTGGCAAATCCCTCGCCCAAAAGTGTCACCCGAACATCCAACAATGAAACCCGTGACGTTGGTGGCAAAGGCATTACAGAATAGTTCCAACAAGGGCGATATTGTTCTGGATTTGTTTGGTGGAAGCGGTACGACAATAATCGCTGCCGAACAGACCGAGCGATTATCACGGCTAATGGAACTCGACCCCAAATATTGTGACGTTATTGTGCAACGGTATCATAAACTTACCGACAGCACCGATAATATATATTTACTGCGGAACGGAGTGAAAACTCCGTACTTCGATGTGTAGCCTTACCCTCGGCTCTCTCTTTGATGGCTCTGGCGGTTTTCCGCTTGCAGGGTTGTTACATGGGATTACGCCGATATGGTCATCAGAAATAGAGCCGTTTCCCATTCGAGTCACCACAAAGCGGATTCCGCAGATGAATCACGTTGGTGACATAAACGAAATAAGCGGTGCAACTATTCCCCCGGTTGACATAATAACGGGCGGCTTCCCTTGTCAGAATCTTTCAATGGCAGGCAAGCGTGACGGTCTACACGGTGAACGCTCCGGGCTTTTCTTTCAAATGGTGCGTGTTATCCGTGAAATGAGGGAAGCCACAAATCGCAAATACCCTCGGTTTGTAGTTGTAGAAAACGTGCCGGGCATGTATTCCAGTAACCAAGGCAGAGATTTTAGAGAGGTGCTGAGTGAACTTGTCAAAATCAAAGACGAAACCATATCTGTCCCTATGCCTCAAAAAAAGTGGCTTGGCGCAGGTGAAATCGTGGGAGACGGTTTTTCCCTTGCATGGCGAACCCTCTGTGCGAGTATGTGGGGAGTCCCCCAACGCCGCCGCCGTTGTTTCCTTGTCCTCGATTTTGATGGCGAACGTGCCGGAGAGATACAATTTAACGAGTCGCGCCTGCTTGGGAATCCTCCGCAGGTCATCAGCCAACGGCAAAGAACTGCCGGCGATACTTCGGATTCCCTTGGAAGCCCAAGCGATAAGCGGACGGCAGTAGCCGTTGAAAGTCATCCAAACGACAGTCGTATAAAATTAAATGAAAACGGCACAGTCCAAACTCTTACGAAACGCATGGGAACAGGCGGCGGTAATGTGCCGTTGGTGCTGAAAGAAGAAAACGCGCAAGCGCATTTGTTTGGCATATGCTCACAGGGCAGTAATTCTATGAAATCCGATAACCCGAACAGCGGTATATATGAAATGGAAATCAGTCGCACGCTCGACACAGGGGCTTGTTCCGGCAACGGCGGCCAAGTGGTTGTGTGCATGGAAGGGAACGCAACACGCCCCTCACACCGTGGTAGCGGAATTAATGAAAATATTTGCTTCACCCTTAACACCGTAGAAAGGCACACGGTTATGGTTGAAAAAGACCCTGCCTATGCCATGACCGCAGGCAGTTTCACAAGGGTTCTGCAAGAACAATCGCCTACATTGTGCGCTCGTGATTTCAAAGACCCTCCACTTGTAGGTCAAAGCCGATATATTGTACGGCGATTAACTCCGCAGGAATGCGCTATGTTACAGGGCTTCCCCTTTGACTGGTGTGTCGGTCTGGGAACAAAAGACCCAACCGAAGAAGATATTGCTTTCTGGACGGAGGTATTTGAAACCCATCGGAAAGCCATGGGAAAATCCAAGAAGCCGAAAAGCCGGAAGCAAATTATAAAATGGCTAAAAAATCCGCACACGGACGGGGCAGAATATCGCCTCTGGGGTAATGGTGTGGCTCTGCCATGTGTAGCCTTTGTCCTTGGTGGTATTGCACACGAAGTTATGCAGAATCCCCCTTGATTTTGGTAGATTTACAACCACTTTAACGCTTGCTTTCACAGCCAAGCTGAGTGATTAATGTGTCAACCAAACGGGCAGCAAGCCCCAAAAATCGAGGAGGTCATCATATGACTATAAGATATGAACTAACCGGCGCAAAGCGCAAAGCATTAGTAGAAGCAATCAGCCAAGAACTTAATACCCCTTCCAAATACCTCGGCGCACCACACTTTGCCTACCAAGTAGGCGATTACATCATTGACAGAGACGGCACTCTCACCGGGGATGACAATTGGGAACTGGTGGCCAACCTGCAAGGCTTGCACAGCTTAGTCCCGACCAGTGCGGAGTATTCTGCGCCAACTGCCGAAGAAGCCCCAGAAGCTACCGATAACCTAACCTTTGAAGAAGAACTCGGCGCAGGAAGGCAACGGCGCGATTACCCCGGTGAAGATGGTATGCTTGCGAGTGACTGCCAAGAGCCACAATGCTTAACCATAGAAATGCCCTTAGACGGCTTCGACCCTGCGAAACTGGATAACCTTTGCAAATTAGTAACTGCCAAGGAATCACTCATAAAGGCGGCTCTCGGAACAGATGAAATACCCATCCAAGTGAACGGAACAATAAAGTTTCCTTGGTTTAAGGAAGAAGAACTCATGTATTGCGAAACCGTCAATGCATACTCCGCATTTATAAGTCTTTTGTGTGAAAACGCAAAAGCCAAAAAGCGCATCACGGCAAAAGAGAAGCCCATAGACGGCTCACCTAAATATGCCATGCGGTGCTTCTTGCTTTCCATTGGCATGATTGGAGCGCAATATAAGGCAGCACGGAAAATTCTTCTCTCAAAATTGGAAGGCAACAGCAGCTGGAAGAACGGCGCACCAATCAAAGAGCAAGAAGCTACGGCAGAAGAAACCACCCATGCCGAGGCAATATAAAACCATTCTGCATGAGTCGGTCAATATAAAGACCAGCTTGTGCTTGTTACACATAAAAATGTGCATCATAGCCGAAATGATTGTGTAGTATACGCCCCACAATTAACTTGCTATTAATGCCCTCCTGAGTGATTAATGTATACAGCGGAAACGCAAACAAAACCCCAAGGAGGAAAAGAAAATGACAACAGCAACCATGAAAAAGGTAACGGTAGACAACCACAACGAGGAATTGGTGACCTTCGCACAAACCATTGACTTCACACAGCTTTTTGAACACACAAAGGAGTTTACGAAAATTGACTGCACTTTCCACCAACCGGAAATAACAACCATTCGCGGCAACGTACACATAGGCTTTATGTCAACCGATATAGCAAACCAGACTGGAGCATTTGCGCCAATACTTGAACGATGCTGCTTGGCAAGTTTCAGCAATAGAGTTTTCAAAGACGAAAAAACAAATGAACTTGGTTACTGGGTGCAAGTTAGCATTCAATACGAACATAAAGGTGGCGGCTCTAACGGCATGGAAATAACAACAGCACGGTATACCAAAAACGGCGGCTGGGCTTTCAGAAACGCCGGGCAATATTAGGAGGAGGCAACCAGATGAACGAAAAAGCATTGCAAGCATTTATGGTAAACATAGAAGAAATAAGTGACAGGCTAGTAGAACTTAAAGCCTTTACAGATAACCACATGGAAACAAACCCCGATGATATAAACTGGGGAGATGTTGGAAGCGCAGGCTATATGCTTGAAAAGCTAACCGAATTAACTGATTGGGCTTACAAGCGAGGCGAGTACGCCGAATAAAACGATATTAAGTCGAGGACAAAGCCCAAAGGGGCTATGCCTCGTATTATAGATTAACTAGACCCCTGTTGTGGTCTTTTTTTATGTTCCTTTAGTAAACGGGGTGAGGTGATGCCACGACCACGCAGTCCGAATCGGGATAAGGCATTAGAGATATTTCTTAAACACAAAGGCAATATTGAAAACCGCCGCATTGCAGAACAGCTTGACGAGGATGAGCGGCTTATTGCTGTATGGAAATCCCGTGATGGTTGGCTTAAAAAAAACAATGATGTACATCAAACGAATGACGTGCATCAAACATCAAATGAAAGTTGTACAACAAAATCTCGGAAAAATAAACCTTCATCTAATACTGCAAAAATATCCGCTTCAAAAAATACGGAAAACACCGAGGGCGGCACTCCCGACAAAACAAACTTAATTAAACGTGTTGGTGCGCCGCTCGGCAATAAAAACGCCGTTGGAAATAAAGGCGGTCTTGGTGCGCCACTTGGAAATGCTCACGCTGTTACAACAAATGAATATAGGAACTTGTTTTTTAAAGGCGCGAATCTGGATGTTGACGATGCAAAACGAGCCGTTCTCGAAGCCCCGTACAACCAATATACCCGGCTACTTCTTCTAATAGATACCCTAACATATAGGGAAATGCTTATATTAGAAGAAATGCGTTCATTAAAAGAACATCCAAGCGGCATGGTTATTGAAAGTGTCACTAAAACTAAAGGCTCTACCGACAATAACTACACCAACCGAAACAAGTCCAAAGAATCGTGGGAAGGCAACAGTTCCACGGAGGTAGTGGATATGGCTATTCATGTAGCGCGTTCGGAGGCGGAGCGCAGGGATAGGCTCGGTGAGGCTCTTCTTAGAAACCAAGGCAGAATGCTTAGGGCATTAGAAGTATTGCACAAAATGGAAATGGATATGGAACGTGTCGAAATCGAACGCGCAAAACTCCAACTCCAACGTCAGCGCATAAGCGGACAGATAGACCTTGACGTGGTGCTTGATGGTGATGACTTTGGGCTTGACCTTGACGAGTAGTGTGCGGTGCTGTCTGCCGTGTGGGGCATATATATAAGGCTGTCCTCGGCTTGCCGCCGCGCCACGGTTCCTTCCGGGGAAATTTGTCCCCTGCGGGTGCGCGAGGCGCGGGGGTTTTTTAGTTTTCAAAAATTTTTTACCATTTTAGTTTTCTGGGGGAGGTTTTGGCCGTGGGCAAACAAGGCATGATTTATACTCGCAAAATAATAGCCCAAGTGCTAGGCGTTTCCGAAATGCGGGTAAAGCAGTTAACCGATGACGGCGTTATTGAAGAATTTTCTCCGAGGCATTACAAGTTACTTCCTGCCGTGCAGGGTTATATCGGTTATTTGCAGTCGTTGACTTCCGATGATGACCAGTCCTCAGATTATAACCAAGAAAAAGCACGGCTCACTCGTATCAAGCGTGAAGATGCCGAGTTGGATTTGCAGGTTAAGCGGAATGAGTTACACCATGCGCACATCGTGGAATTTATTGTGACAAATTATATTTTGGCGTTCAAAGCCAAAATGGAAACGCTCCCGTTCAAAATTCTGCCGCAACTCATGGCAATCCCGGACGGCAACGATAAATCCGAGAGCATCCTCGAAGTGTTAAAAAAATCAACAGCCGATGCATTAAAAGAACTGGCAGCATATAACCCAGAAGATTTTAGCGAGGGTAAATATAACGCTGGCTTGGATGAGCCGGTTGAAAGTGAGGGCGAATGATGGCGCAGCGGTCACATATCGAACCTCACACAAGCGAACTTTTCAAAAGAATATTTCGCCGCCTGCAACCTATTGATGATATGACTCTGGCTGAGTGGGCGGATAAATATAGACGGCTTCCTGCCGAAAGCAGTGCCGAACCCGGACGCTGGCAGACTTCAAGGACACCATATCTGAAAAGGATTATGGAGTGCCTTACGGACGAGAAGGTTCGTGAAGTGGTAATGATGTCATGTGTGCAAGTTGGAAAGTCCGAATTTTTGTTAAACGCAATGGGATATTACTCTCACAAAAGACCAACGTCCGTTTTGATGGTGCAGCCTACTGTAAAAACCGGAGAACAATTTTCCAAAGAGCGTATAGCACCCACCATCAGAGACACACCTATTCTTCGCTCCATCTTTAGCCCAGAAAAAAGCCGCAGTGCTGCAAGCACAATTATGCAGAAAATGTACCCCGGTGGATATTTGGCTATTGTCGGTGCGAACTCTCCCTCGGCTCTTGCTTCTCGCCCGGTGGAAGTTGTTCTCGCAGATGAAGTTGACCGCTGGCCGGAAAGTGCAAAAACAGAAGGTGACCCGTTAACTATTGTTGAAAAGCGCACATCAACATATCCGTATACAAAAAAATTGCTAAAGGTTTCCTCCCCAACCATAGACGGCATCAGCCGCATTCAACATGAGTACGAATTAGGCTCAAAGGAAAAGTGGAAACTTCCATGCCCTGCCTGCGGTGAATTTCAAGAATTGATGTGGGCGAATATTGTCTTTGGCAAAGACGAGGACGGGGAGTTTGATGAAAAGCAAGAAGTTCTATGTGTGTGTGAATCATGCGGAGAACTCAATAACGAATTTGCGTGGAAAGCAGGCGAAGGTGAATGGTTTGCAGAAAATGAAAACGAATCTGTAAAAAGTTTTCGTCTCAATGCTCTTGTTAGCCCTTGGATGTCATGGCTTGCCATCGTCAAAGAGTTTTGGAAGTCCAAAGGCGATAGCGAAATGATGAAGGTGTGGACAAATACAGTTCTTGGGCAAGTGTGGCTTGTTGACGGAGATTCCATTGACCCGGACGCATTATATAACCGCCGCATCGAATACAATGCTCTTGTGCCGGAGGGTGCTTTGGTATTGACTGCCGGAGTGGACGTTCAAGATGACCGCTTTGAAATGGAAGTTGTTGGCTGGGGTGAAAATAAAGAAAGTTGGGGCATTGAATACAAAACCATTTATGGCGATACATCGGAGTCCGACACTTGGGAAAAACTCGACCAGCATTTACGCAAGGCATACAAATGTGAGGACGGCTCCGTTATACCGCTCTCCACTGTGTGCATAGATAGTGGCGGTCACCGCACTACCGAAACATACCGCTTCTGCAAGCCTCGTGAAATTCGGGGGATGTGGGCAATCAAAGGTAAGGGCGGCGCAGGTATGAATATTGTGCATACCTATTCCAAAACAAAAAAAGTGCAGAACCATTTATTCACAATCGCTGTAGATGCTGCAAAGGCAAGGCTTTTTTCACGCCTTGCCGAAAAGGATGCAAAGAAAGCAGGATATTGTCATTTTCCAGTAGAAGATGATTATGACCGTGGCTATGATGAAAAATATTTCGAAGGTTTAACTTCCGAAGTTAAGATTGTAAAACTCGTTAGGGGCAGGCCGAAAACAGAATGGAAATTGAAGCCCGGTACTCGAAACGAGCCGCTAGACTGCCGTGTTTACAATATTGCCGCCATTGAAATCCTTAACCCTAACTTTGAAGAAGTCAAAAAACGTAAGACCGCTGGCACGGCAAAACCAAAAAGGCGGCGCGGAACTGTAAGTAAAGGGGTTGAAATTTAATGGCTGGTAATCAACAGGCATTAGCTGATGCAAGGGAAATACTCAAAGGTTGGATGGCGGCTGAACAAGCTGTTATGACCGGGCAAGAGTACCGCATTGGTTCACGCAATTTAAGACGCGCTGACCTGCGCCAAATTGGGGAGCGCATAAAGTATTGGCAAGATGAAATTGCAAGGCTTGAAGGTGTGCCACGAATCCGTGTGCAGCAAGTAATTCCAAGAAGTATGTAGGGGTGATTTTTTTATGGCAAAAAACAAAGAAACTGCATTGCAAGGAAAGCGTTCTGTGCGAGAGCCTCCCAGCGTTCTTGACAGGGCAATCGCTCGGATTGCGCCAGTCACAGCACTCAAGCGAGAACAGGCTCGTCAAAAGTTGGAATTCTTAAACTCTGGTTATTCCCATCATGGCGCAGATACTCGCAAAAAATCTATGAAGGATTGGGACAGCGAGAGCAGTTCACCTTCCGAGGACATAAACGATAATTTAACATTGCTTCGTGAGCGTTCCCGTGACCTTTATATGGGCGGGGCAAATATCGCAACCGGGGCATTAAAAACCACACGGACAAATGCCATCGGCTCCGGGCTTGTTTTGAAACCATCCATAGATGGAAAATACCTCAAGCTATCAGATGAAGAAGTCGAGGCATGGGAACAAAATGTTGTTCGTGAATTTGAATATTTCGCCAATCATGTAAACTGTGACAGATTCCGACTTAATAATTTTTACGAACTTCAGCAATTGGCGTTTATGAGCAAACTCATGTCTGGAGATGTTTTTGTCCTTCTTCCTTTTAAAGCGAGGCATGGTTTTATTTACGACCTACGCATACAGCTAGTGGAGGGTGACCGGATTAAAACTCCACCCGACAAAGAGGGCGATGCAAACATTAGCCAAGGCGTGGAAACAATCGGTGGCGAAATTTCAGCTTACTACATTTCAAACGTATTTCCGGGAACAGAGAGTGACGAAGGTACATTTCAGCGTGTACCTGCCTTTGGCAATGCAACTGGGCGGCGCAATGTTCTTCACCTCATGGAAAGCGAACGGCCAGACCAAACCAGAGGGCTTCCGATTCTTGCCCCTGTGATAGAAAGCCTGCGCCAACTCGGAAAATATACAAATGCAGAATTGACGGCCGCTGTAGTAAGCGGTCTTTTTACTGTTTTTGTAACTTCGGAATTTCCCCAAAGCGGACTTGGTGAAAGTATGCCTCGTGAAGAGCAGATAGACCCGGACAACGAATTCACATATGAACTCGGCTACGGTGCTGTGGTAACTACTGCGCCGGGGGAGAAGATTGAAACAGCTACGCCGGGCAGACCAAATGTGGCATTTGATGGGTTTGTAAATGCCATCATTCGCCAAGTCGGAGCAGCGTTAGAAATTCCGTATGAGTTGCTTATTAAACATTTCAGCGCGTCCTACAGCGCAAGCCGAGCGGCGTTATTGGAAGCATGGAAGATGTTCCGTATGCGCCGTAAGTGGTTTGCAAACGATTTCTGCCAGCCTATTTATGAAGAGTGGCTTGCTGAAGCTGTAGCACTTGGACGTATATATGCCCCCGGTTTTTTTGATGACCCTATCATTCGTGCGGCATACAGCAAGGCAGAGTGGCACGGTCCCTCGCAAGGGCAGATTGACCCCCTACGAGAAGCGACTGCAGCCGAAAGGCGTATCGGCTCCGGCATAAGTACACGAGAACGAGAAGCCGCTGAAATGACCGGCACAGATTTTAACTTTAACCATAGGCAACGTGTGAAGGAGGAGACCATGCGACAAGAATTGCGGGAATTAGAATCTGCGGAAGGGGGCAGAAGGTAATGGATATCACAGCGGCAGTTTATGATTTCGTTTCTGTGTCCCTGCATACACAGGCTCTGGTCAATATCATTCTAATTAGTGCGATAACATGGCTCGTTTTTGGGATTATTAATCTTATTTTATCAGCCATAAAACTTGCGCTGGAGTTGTTCGATTACATCAGAGCAAGACGGAAAATTTCAAGAGGTTACGGGGCGCGGCGGTTGGCTGCGATAGCCGCGCTCGATGACGGAGGTGAGGACGATAAAAAAGCCAATCAGTAACACGCCGTTTTGGGAATTTAAGAACAGCACTGAGGGCGATACTGGTGAAGCAACATTGTTTATTTATGGGGATATTGTGACCTATGATTTGGGGAACTGGAACTTCCCCGATGATGTTGTTCCCAATAAATTTAAGGATGAACTTAACGACCTGGGCGATGTAAACACAATCAACGTGCGGATAAATAGCGGAGGTGGCAGCGTATTTGGCGCATATGCCATTATGAATTTGCTGAAAGCGCACAAAGCCCAGATTGTTGTTCACATTGATGGTATAGCTGCAAGCGCGGCAACACTCATCGCAATGGCTGGTGATAAAATTATTGCAGCTTTAGGTTCGGTGTTTATGGTGCATCTGCCGTCAACATGGGCATGGGGAAACTCAAACGAAATCCAGAAAACGATAGATGCGCTCAAAACCATTACAACTTCAATGGTGGATGTCTACCACAAAAAAACTAAAATCCCCAAAGCGGATTTGATGCAGATGGTAGAAGCAGATACTTGGCTTACTGGAACGGAAGCCCACGAAAAAGGCTTTGTTGACGAGGTCGAGGATATGGAAGTCGAGGCTTACATCAGTGATGATAAAGCAACGGCTTTTTTTAATGGCTTAAACATTGACCTAGAAAATATCCGTAATAAAGAGCGTTTTATTGCAATGTTACCGTCCAAGTCGAAGGCAGCACCCATAAGTCCACCAACCAACCAAGAACCCCTAAATATTCAAAATCAGAAGGAGGAATTTGAAATGACACTTGCAGAATTGCAAGCAAAGCATCCCAATTTATATGCCGAGGCTGTAAATGTGGGAACGGCACAAGCCACAGGCGCATCAGCAGACGCAATTGCACAGGCCAGAAGTGAAGGGCACACCGAGGG